CTTGCTTAACCCCTCATCAATAATTAATTGGTTTGGAATCATTGTAAACCCTTTTTTGCTCATATCTTACCTTCCTTTCAGGGTGTTGTTTAATACTTAATCATATTACAATCAATAAGAACATTTGGCGAACATTAATTATTTTTAACTTAATGCTTTTATTAGTTGACAGTATAATACAAAGATAGTACAAGTAATCATGTTTAAAACAAATCAACAAAAGGAAAGAAACAATGACTACATATAAATCAGCTTATAAGACTACAACATTTGTTGAAGATAAAAAAATAAATGTAATACACCATGCAACAAAAATTATTGAGCATGATGTAGAGAATAACACTATCAAACTTAATAATGGTGGTTGGTACTCTAAAACAACTAAGGACAGAATGCACTCTTATTTGATTGAGAATGCAGATTATAAATTATATCAAAAAAAGGGTAATTGGTTTGTTGATCAAATAGATAAATTAAATGATTATAAAACTATTAAAACTATACCTTATGAAAATGATATGGTTTTAAGTATTGCTTAATAAGACTTTAAGGGGTTTTTAATTAAACCCTTTAGAGATTTATTAAATAATAGATCATAACTAAAAAGAAAGGTAACTATGAAAAAATATATATATTATGTTCTAGGGTTTACATTTGCAGTTAGTGTATTTGTAACTTTAGGATTAATGGTACTTCATCAACTAGCAACACAAGGCGGTTTTTAATGCAAACAATTAAAATAATAAAAGTACCAATGGGTGCTTATTTAGATACTAAAACAACTGCATTTAAAATAGTTGATCTAAATAATAAAGATATAATTGACCTAGATGTTGGTAATATGTTTTATTGGAAAAAAAAAGATGCCATTAAATATATAAATAATAGTAATCAATTAAAATTAAAGAATAAAAGGGGGATATAATGGAAACAATAACCAAAATAAAAGTAATTAGAATCTTAAAAAATCATGGTCATAATAATTACAATGAGCTTAAAGACTTTATTAAGGATCTAGGAAATAAAGAAATATACAAATTGCAACAAATAAAAGATTGGTTAGGTTATTAAATGAGAAATAAATTTGGATTGCCTTTGATATTTGATTATGTAAAACTCACAGATGATAGGAGATTAAAGAGCTTAGAGAAGATGAAATATAATTGTCCTAAAGATTGGAAAGAGCTTTGGAGCAAGAAATTAAACCAATTAAGAAAGAACATACATGAAAGACAAAGAAAAACTCTTAACTGATATAGAGCTGGAAAAGTTAAAAATTGCCACCTTTAAAAACATAATAGAGGGATCTAGGTCTATCAATGGTGTTACTTGGAATAGAATTAAAAACCATAAAAGAAAGGATCAAATAGAATGCCTGAAAGTCATAAAAAACTAAAGAAATATCAATATTTATATTTAGAAAATAAAATTTGGTATAATTGGACTGAAGCCGATTATGAGTGTGAAATTTATAAAACATCAAAATTTAATATTGATAACAGATCGCAACATCTATTAAATTGGTTAAAAAAAATAAACAAAAGGTATAATTATGCTTGAAACAATTATCGCAATAGAGTTGGCTCTATGGATTTTTTATTATTCAACTAATTAATATGAATAAAATTAACATATATGGAGATTATAAAATTTGTATTAAATGCAAAGATCCAGCAGACGTTATAGAGGGAACAAAAGATTACTGTATAGAATGTTGGCATGACCATGTTAATAATGGTAAGAGCTTTAAAGAAGTGGAGAAGCTAATAAAAGAAGAAGAAAGATTTATTAAAAAGAAATGAAAAACTTATTTGAAACTATAATTGATGTAGGTAGTGGATTAATTTTATCTACATTTATTCAATTATTCATATTCCCTTTCTTTGATTTACACCCAACAATATTGGAAAGTTTTCATATAGCAGTTATATTTACAGCTATATCAATGCTGCGTTCTTGGTTTTGGAGAACTATTTTTTCAAGGAATAGAAAATGAAATATTTAATAATATTTATATTGCTCTCAAGCTGCTCTTTTAGTGATTACGACATAAACCCATCAACAACTATAGTAAAACAACTATTAAAAGGAGATAAGAATGAGTGAAAATAAAGTTATTAAAAGTTTTTCTTTTTCAAATACTGAAATATTAAATAGTATAAATACTTTATATTTAGATAATAAAGGTTTTGATTTAGACCCAACATACTCTAAAGGAAATTTTTATAAAGATTTTCCTAAACCAAAATATGTATCTGATATAAAACCTCAATTTAATTTTGTAAAACAAAGTTGTTCTAGTAAATTAGATTTTAAAGATAATAGTTTAGATAGTATTTGTTTTGACCCACCTTTTTTAATTGGATATGGAAATTCAAAAGCAAACAAAAATATTAGTGCAATAAGATTTGGTATATTTAATTATTATAAAGATTTACTTGATTACTATTATAATTCTATACAAGAATTTTATAGGGTATTAAAACCAAAAGGAATTCTTGCATTTAAAACACAAGATTATTCAGTAAGTTCAAATAAAGCATATTTTTTACATAATGATGTTTTTAATCTTTGCGAAAAAAACAATTTTGAAACATTAGATTTATTTGTTCTTTTAGCCAAAAATAGAATTTATAATCCTAATTTAACACAAAGGCATTCAAGAAAATTTCATTGTTATTGGTATGTATTTAAAAAAAAACAAATAAAGAAGGGAAAAAATGATAAAAGTTAAACTAGAACCCTTTGAAGTGCAACTAGCCTTTGAAAACTCAACTAAAAGATACATAGAAAACTTGAAGCAAGGTAAAGGTTTTTCATATGGTTATACAGGCGGTTTTGAGAAGCAAATAACTGATGGAGTATTAGGTTCTTTAGGTGAAGTAGCCTTTGCAAAGGGTTTAAATAGGTACTTTAATAGCTCATACAGCGATTCTTACGCAAGATATTCAGATTCTGATATGCAAGGAAGCATAGAGATTAGATCGCAAAAAAAGAAAGATAATAATTTCTTATTAATTAGACCAAATGAAAAAAAAGCTAAGTATGTTTTAGTTATCCATAATGGAGATTTTGAATTTTCTATTATGGGTTGGTTTCCTTATAAAGAAGATAATGAGGAGATGTCAAAACGATTAACTGACTTTGGATATAGTAATAGACCAGCAGCTTATAAGGTTAATATAAATGAATTAAATAATATGGAGGATCTATGAGTGATAAAATAAATTTTAAATTATTTAAACCTTTTGGTTCAACAGTTGCTAAAGCAGTTATGCCATTAGGATTAATGAAAGACTTTCAAGATGATTTAAAACAAATAAGACAAGATAAAGAGAAACAAAAGAACCATGATTGGTCTAAAAAATTGGTTGGACATACAACCGCAGAGTACCTAATTTCACCAGAGATTATGCTTAAATGGAAACAAAAGTTTTTTGATCCAATTATTAATGCTTATGTAAAAAATCATATAGACCATAAAATTAAATCTATTCTAATTAATTCAGCTTGGTATGTAGTATCAAAACCTGGAGATTATAACCCTTGCCATACCCATACTGAATATGTTCATGGTAATTATCATTTAAGTTGCGTTGGTTATTTACAAATACCTAAAATGATTTCAACAACTAACGCAAAAGAGTTTAACGATTTTTCAGGTCAGGTTGAATTTATAGAAGGATCTGAAAATATGTTTAATAATAATTCTTATAGAGTTATGCCAGAGGTTAGGGATTGGATATTATTTCCTAATTCTCTTTCTCATGTAGTCTACCCTTATAATACAGATGATGAAGATAAGGAAAGAATCTCATTTAGTTTTAATGCTACAATAATATTTGATAATGAACTCTCAAATTGAATATAATTTGTATAATTTATTGACTATTTTTGTATTAATTAATAAAAGGAATCTATGAAAACAATTGGGAAAGAGTGGACAAAAAAAGAAGAAGGTGGAACATTTACAGCAGATCATTTATCACCAAGCCAACTAAATAAAAGTTTAGATATGTGGTTTAATGATTATGTAGTTCTAACAGCAGAACAAAGAAAATCTTTATTTGGTAACCTTAACATGGACATAGGAGCTATAGTTGGTCAAGCAGTACAAGATTTAATTGTTCATAAATTAACATTTGAAGAAGTAATGAAAGGGAAAAAATGACAGACCAGGTAATGATGGAACTTGCAAAAATGCAAACTAAAATTAGAGCTTATGAGCATAATGAAAAGAAAAACATTGAGCAATTACATTTAAGAGATGAAGAAATATCACAGCTTAAAAAGAAAATAGATTTATTAGAGCTTAAAGAAAATATGATTGCTAAGAATAAAAGCTATTTAGAATTAAAAGCTCAAAAAGATGTTGACCAAGTTAAAGAAAACCAAAAACTAAAGGAAGGAAACAATGACAACCAAGAAAACAGAAGCGACAGAAGAAAAAAGTAAAGGCGGCTTTAAGGAAAGAAGAAAACTTTGTTTAGATGAAGCAAAGAATATTCCAACTGTAGATATTAAGGGTAAAAAATATTCTACAGTAAATGAAAGATTAAGACATT